ATACCGGCACAGCCTATGCGAGTGGAGGCGTTCTGACTGTCGGATATGGTACAACGGCAGCCACAAATGCTCTTGCATCGACAGTTGCTGCGGCTTTCCTTACGTCGGGAACCACTATGCAGGAGATTAATGAAAGCGGCGTATTGAACGCGGTCCTTACTGCGGCCAACGTGCTCAATCAGCCCATCTACATCACCAATGCAACCGGAGCCTTCACTACAGGAACAGGAACCTTGAAGGTGATTCTGGAGTATTCTGTTTCGGTGCAGTAATGCCATCAGTATCGAAGGCGCAACAAACCGCCATGCAAATCGCGGAGCACGCCCCTGGCAAACTCTATCCGAGAAACCGGGGGCTACTCAAGATGTCCCATTCGCAATTACACGATTTTAGCGTTGGCTCTGAGAAGGGCAAGCCTGAGCGGAAGGGGAAACTGTATGAAGTTGTACGCGGCTGACCGCAAGAAAATGCCGAAGAGTTCCTTTGCTGGCCCTGGGCGCAGCTTCCCGGTCAACGATGCCACACATGCTCGTCTGGCGATCTCCGGAGCTACCCGCTCCGAACACGCCGGAAACATTAGCGAATCAGAAGCCGAGCGCATCAAGTCCAAGGCGCGGGGAAAGTTGTACCAGCGATGAACCACAACGGCGCATACTGTGTTCGGCATATGTGGAACACCCTCACACAAGGGCCGTGCTGCCAGTGCATGACGGGACAGCAGAAGCTCGATTATGTGTGGAAGCAGATGCGCGATGCGCGCGATGCGCGCGATGCGCGCGATGCGCGGTTGTCTCCCAAGGATTGCGTAATTCAATGCCCGTACTGCCTGAGCATGATTACCGACGGCAAACCGTGCTGTGACGTGATTGCAAGGGCAATGGCGGCAATTCTAGCGCGTGAGGATGTGGTGAACTTGGCAATGGAGGCCGCACAGCGGAATTGACATGGAAACAATTCGCAAATGGATTTATGTTTTCGAGCGCATCATGGGAAGACCTCCGTGTGTTTCTGGTAGCGATCCATCGTGTCCTTTTTGCAGAGAAATGAGGAGGAGGAGGGATAATGGCCAATAACGCCATTGATATTATAAGGCGAGGATTTTTAGGACTGTTGGGTGCAATAAGAGGAATTGCACCAGAAAATGAACGGTGGCTTTCTCGATACGATGTGGAAGTAGGGAATTATTATGACGTTAGAGGACAAAAACTGTTCCAAGTTTTAGGACCAGATGAAAATGTATTAAATCTTGTTGCATTTGGAGAAATACTTGGAACGAACGAAGTCCAAATTTGGTATGCGCGTCCAGAAACGGGACGAATGACTAAAATGCACTTCATTCGATCTTATGAGGAGGCCGCAAAGCGGAATTGAATATGGCGTTTTTCATCGAAACAAGCCCTGATGGGAAGTTAAAAGTCTCCTCTGCGGATGAGGAACAGATTCGCATCGAGCGCGACTTGTATAAGGGAAAGTTGAGGCAAATTGCGCGAATCCATAACGGCTGTAAGGGTAAATTGATTTGTGGAGGTCATCCGAGACCGAGAGTTAATGATTCCGATTGCGGAAATCTTGGTATCGGATCGGGTCCAAATTTTACCAAAATCCGCGAACAGTTGCTTGATGATATTGCAGAAGAATTTTCAATCACGGTGAGCCAGATTGGCAACTAACGCCATACTTCCGGATGGACTTGAAGCGGACGAAACCGGCCTAGACTCCGTGCCGCAGTCCGATGATCCGCCAACCTACGGCGAGAATAACCGGGATATGCCTCAAGACTTGACTGACAAGCTAGAAGGCATCGTAAAGAAACTCCAAGACCAGGAAATGTACGACCGGCGCATCGAAGTGTTGCTCGACCGCATCATGCGCTTCTACTACGACGGAATCCAGCACGTTTACCCCAACTGGTCTACAGGTGTTTACCAGGTTGGTACGGCTGGAGGATATGTTGATATTGGTAATGGCCAGAATGTTCAATGCCCAATGTTTATGGGCGCTTACAACATTTTCAGAGCGCGTTGGCGTTCGCTCGATGCGGTGCTAACACAGAATCCTCCCGGCATTGGGTTCGCGGCGGATAAGCAGGATTCTGAGTCTATCGAAGCATCTGAAACTGCCGAAGGGTTCTGGGAAATATTCGACCAGTCAGAAAAAGGCGGCGCGGTAAAGAGGATTCAAAAGCGCGTCTCTTACATGATGGGAATGTCGGGCCGGACAATCGCATGGACACACACGCTGAAATCCAAAGCGCGTTTTGGCTTGAATGATGAGGATGAGCCGCGCTCAATGGAGACGGCAGACATTTACGGCACAATGGAGTCCAAGGTTCCCATCGTCTGCAAGTGCTGGGCCGACGCGCCGTACTGCTTCCTGTTTGACGATAAGAATGTTCTTACCCTCAAAGCACAGAATGAGTGGATTCGCTCGAAAATCACCGCCGGGGAGCCGTCCATTGGCGAATCGGACTGGAATCGCTTTGCGCGAATTGGAGTCAAGCAAGCCAAAAAGGGATTTTTTCTTACCGGCCTGGCTCTGAATTACCTTACGACCGAGTTGAATGGTTTCCTGCGCCCTGAAGTGTTCCAAGACAAGATGTTCGACTCTGCTTATCCTGGCGCCGATGAAAAAGACGTGCGCGATGATGGCAAAGAGTTCACTTACCGCGACAAATTCCTGCAACTGTTCCCCGATGGTTGCCACGTCAAGTATGTAGGCAAATCGTACTCAGAAAGCTGGAATGAGTGTCCTGACGATGCGATTGATATTGTGTTCCCGATGGAGCGCGATGGCATGACCGGCGGGGCGCTGATGGAGCCGATGAAGGTTGTCCAAGACGCCTACAACGACTACATGAATGCCAAAAGGGAGAATTACGAAACTGGCTGGAGTGTAACGTATTTCCGGGGAAGCGACGAAGATTATCAGGCTATCTCAAATCAGCGGTCACGGCCAAATGACTACATTCTTTTGAAAGAGGGGCCACCAGATCAGGAGATCGGGAAGCAGATAGTTTACCGCGAACCTCCCGCAGCGCCTCCAGAGGGATTCGATGAGGCGATTGAAGAGCTTCGTGGGCCAGTGTCGCAGGATATTTCAGGATCGATGCCTGTCCTTCAAGGGGAATCTAAGTCTGGCGACCCTGCATCAAAGACAGCAATGGAGCGTTCTCAGGCAATGGGGATGCTCGGCCCATCGTGGGGATATTTGCAGATTCTATTCGCGGGGATTGCAGAGAAGGCGGCGCGGCTTGCATCCAAGAATCCCGATCATGGAACGGAGATAGCAGTCGTTGGTAAGGATGGAGCGAAGATCACCGTGAAGATGGAACGGCTGAAGAAAGGAAAATTTCATGCCCACGTGTCGGACTCATCTTTCCCAGAGACCACGGCGGCGAAGCGGGCGAATCTTACCGACCTTGTGAAGATGGCCGCCGCCTCTCCGGTTGGGCAAGCTCTTTTCGAGTCACCCGACAACTGGGAGGAGTTCATCGAACTCAATGGCAATCAGGACTTGGTGTTCATCCCGGCAATCGCATACAAGAAGCAGTCGAGAGAGCTTGAACTGCTTTTGCAGGAACCGCCAAACATCCCAACGCCAGAGGAAATTGCTCAATATGCGGTTCAACACGCGGAGCAGGCGTTACAGGCTGAGCAGCAGGGTTTACCAGCCCCTCCGTATGCTCCCCCACAGCCGCAGCCGTCAATAATGCCAGAGCAAGACGATTATCACAAGTGGGAGTCAGCAAAGTGCCAAGAATACCTATCGAGCGAGGATTGCTGGTTGAGGATGAATGTAGCTCAACCGGAAGATGGGGAAGCACCCGAAGAAGCCTTGAAACGGGCCGCACTCGGTATCCAAAACGTGAGGATGCACAAAGCGGTCCACGATCAGATGATGGCGGCTCAGGCTCAGGCAGCGGCCCAGGCTCAACAGCAGATGAAGCCTCCGAGCGAGCAAATCTCATTCAAGGACGAAGATAGCTCCGGCAAGCAGCAAATGAACGCCCAGGCGGGAATCAAGGAAGCCGCACCAGAGGCGCAGAGTTCAGTGCAGAAGAACGCAGCAGCACCAGGAACGCGGGGAACGGCAACAGTCTAAAGGAGAGAGAAATGCCAGATGAAGCGGTACTTGACATAGGCGCGGAACTCGAATCCGAGGGCGCAGAAGAAGTTGAACAGGGAGCCGAAGCGGAAGTTGAAGGTGCGGAACAGGCGGAGTCGGTTGACGGTGAACCAACGTCAGCGGCAAGTACCTGGAAGCAACTCAAGGACAAGCTGAAAGATTCTCCAGATTTGCACCGCGAGGTCAAAAAGGCGCTGCATCATTGGGAGGAATCCAGAAAACTGCTTCCTGATGGCGTTGCAAAAACCGTTGAGCGGCTAAAGCTGATGGAGCAGCTTGACGACAATACCGATGATGCCGAGTATGTGCCCGGATCAACGCCGATTGAGCAGGTAATCTCGAATACTCTGGCCGAGCGGTCATTCTGGCGTGATTATGACAACGCATTCAAGGCTGGAGATCCCAAACTCATCAATCAGATGGTCGAAGCCAATCCGGAGAGCTTCCAAAAGCTGATTCCTGCGGCGATGGACCGCTTTGCCGATGTGAATCCAGAGGGATTTTCGGCGTACATCTGCAAATCTGTATCCGGGTATCTCGGTAATGCCGGGATTCCGCTACAACTGGCTCTTTTGGATCGCGTTTTGCCGCAAACCTCCGATGACCCCAACTTGCAGACGGTAATTGAGGCATTTAAGGCAATCAAGGGTGTGGTGGAGCAGATCAATACGACTGCCAGGAATCCGATAGCGCCAAAAGCCATTCAAGGCCAGCAATCAGGCACGAAAATCGGAACAGAGGGCAATAATCTTGAGCAGCGGGAGATGAACGTCCTGCATGACGAGTGGTTGCGCGAGATTCGTCCCCGTTCAGAGTCTTTTACCGTGAACGAGATCAAAAAGATTGCCCCAAGCGTGAAATTCACACCGGCAGAGGCGAACTCTATCCGCAACGCTGTACGAACCGAGATAAATGCGCGTGTGACCGCGAACACAGCCTATCAGGGAAAGATTAAGAGCTTACTCAAGGCCAAAAACAAGACTTCGTACAGCATGACGGTGGAATCCGAGCATAAGAAAATCATCCCCGGGGCCGTCAAGCGGGCCGTGGACGACGTTCTGGCGAAGCGCAGGACAGCGCAGGGCAAGAAGGCTGCGGCAACAGGCCAGCAAGCGCAGAAAACCGGCGCACAGGCCCAGCAGCAGACGGACAACAACAAGTTTGAGTGGATTTCCGATTCTCCTACCCGCCTCGGACTCAAAGTAGACTTCCGGCGCGGGGGCATACAGGCTGACAACACCGCCTACATCGTGGGGCGTGCAAAGCCGGTGAAGTGGAAGAGGAAGTAGGTTATAATGGGGTTGTGGGCGTTTGCGCGCCCACACATCTCAGGCCATGGAGGGCCGTCAATGCCAACCCCAAGATCAGGATACATCTATTTCATCGGTACAGAAAGGTTCGGCTGGTACAAGATTGGCCGAAGCTACATCCCACATCTGCGCGTTGAGAATATCGGAGTTCTGCTCCCATTCCGGGTAGATATTTATGCAATCTGGCGTTCCCACGACGCCCTTGATGCTGAATGGCAAATGCACCAAAAATTCTCAGCCAATCGAATCAATGGAGAATGGTTTGGCTTCGATTGGCTGGAAGTGAAAGCAATTATTGAACATAGTGAATATCCGTGGTTTACAGAGAAAATCTTCAAATTAGGAGATGAAGGGTCTATTTACTCTAAATTCAGAAACATGGAGGAAGATGTTCTCCGGATGGGGAAAAGCCCCCAAGCTAAATTGAAAGCTAGAATCAAGCCGGTATATAAAGAAATAATCTCCCAACATCCCGAATTGGCTGTTGATGAGATTTCAAGAATGATGGCATGGAAAGAAGCGACAGGCGTTGTTTTAGCTCAAATGTCGCTGGCTTGACAGACTATGATATATTGTTTTCAGCCGAAGTTTCACCCGTATCCGGGCTACGCATACCGGCCTTACCCGATTGGGGAGGAAATAATCGAGACGACGGCGTAGTACATCGGAACACGCGAAAGCTACAGCGGCACTCGTGCTGGCTCTCCCATACGGGAAGCGAAGAGGGCGTGGAGATGATCTCAAAAAGAGGTTATTTTCATGGCTATCGCAGATGCGGCACAAGCTCTTGCATCC